ACTCTATCTCCATCAACAAAATAGAAAATTGAATTTTTTGTTTTAATTAACATTCTCTTCATCGTCATTTCCACTCTGCGATTATTTCGCCGGTTGATTGTTTACGGACTATGTAGCCTGTCAGTTGCAAATTTAAAGCCGTATTTCAGCAATCCCTTCCGTTTGTTTTTTTAAGCAATCTTTGCATATCCCATGACTATCTTTTTTACTTGGAGCGTAATCGACCGGTCCGTATCTACCGTCCGGAAGCTTGATTCGATTACACCACGCGCAAACCCTGGCCCCACCGCATGTATGGCATATCCCGTATATCGTCGTGTGTCCGCACATACATCTGCCAAAAATCGGTGAGACGCTCCACGCTCCACGCTTTACGATCGATCCGACGCGCCCGTGAAGTCTGGTTGCAGCGTGACCTATATCAGCGTACATTTTTTTGCCTCCAGGTTTTTAACTGCCGATTCTATTGCCGCCCTTAAAACTTGCGACCTTTGGTAGCCGTGTGCTTTGCAAGCTGCAATCAGCCTCTTCATAAGCGGCATAGGAATCCTAACTCCGTATGTTACCTCATCTGGATCTTTTAAGTCTCGCGGGGCCTTGTGCGCCCCGTTTGGTTCCTGTCTTGTCATTACACACACTCCGCTTTGATTATAGTTTGTAAATATACAACACGATTTGTGTAGCAATAGCATAGGTAAATGCCCTCTCCGAACTCGAACTCACGTGAAACGGAGCACACATCGACATCAATACCGATGTCTCTCTTTATCATCTCGGCGCACGTTGCTGATTCGATCATCGAGATTGCCGACTGCGCCATATTTTTTGCAGTCTCGACGCTGATCCTGGTGGTAGTCATGATGTGGCCTGGTTTCGGGTAGATTCTGGCTTGTTGCGCAATGTAAGTTGTCATTTGTCCTCCTGTTTGGTTTGTATCCTGTTTCGTTCTCATGTTAATAATATACCACGTTGTGCAGCGTTGTGCAACACCGTAACACAAAATAGTAAAAAAAGTGTATTCTGGAAAAAGGCAAAAATATTCTTAGTGCCTTAACTCATTGATTTATAAAAACCTTTTGTATTCTGCTATTGACTTTTTGTGGTGGTCAGAATTATTTAAACGTAGGTTTATGCCACTATCCCCCAGGCGGGGAGTGTGCCGTAATCGCATCAATCCACCTATATGGCAGGAGTATATATATATGTATAATCACAAATCACACAATCCGGGAAGACCCCTTGCATACCAAACAGCCGACGAGCTCGCAACCGCAATAGAGGCATACTTTACTAAATGCGACATAGAAAATCGACCTTATACCTTGTCTGGTCTCGGGGTAGCTCTTGGAGTAGACCGCAAAACGGTTTTTAACTACAGTAACAAAGATGCGTTTTTCCCCACGATTCAGGCGGCGCGCGCGCGGATAGAATCTTCGCTGGAAGAGAATCTTGTGCGAGTCGATACCAAAAACGCTAATGGAATTAAATTTGCACTTGCGAACAATTACGGATGGGAAGAGCGAGCGAAGATTGACCACACCAACGACGGCGGGAAATTCGGCGAACAGACTGCGGATAATCTTACCGAAGCAGAGCTTGACGTGCTGAGAAAGTTGGCGCAATCCGATGGCGACGCAGACCATAAGTAAATACGATAAGGGAGAACTATCACGCATACTTGCCCGTACTCGCCTATGGGACTTTGTCAAGTATAACCATGACGGGTATGATGGCAAGTGGTTCCACAAGCTGATCTGTGATGAGGTGCAATGTTTATTAACTGGTAGCACCGAGCGCTTGATGATCTTCGTCCCACCGCAGCATGGCAAAAGCGAAATTGTCTCGCGCATGTTCCCGGCATTCGCTTTCGGCAAAAATCCTGATCTTCGAATTGCCACATGTTGCTACTCCTCCGATCTGTCGCAGTCGCTCAATAGGCACTGTCAGAGGATCATGGATAATGAGCGATACCTGTCTCTTTTTCCTAAGACAACACTTAGCGGAAGAAACATTATAAATGATGCGAAGGGGGCATACATCCGCACGTCTGATAATTTCGAGATCGTCAACCATTCCGGAGGTCTGAAATCAGTCGGAGTAGGCGGACCGCTTACCGGAAACCGAGTTGACATCGGAATAATCGACGACCCTGTAAAAGACGTGGTAGAGGCATCGAGCTCTACGTATCGCGCCAGGTTGTGGGAATGGTACACCGATGTGTTTTGTACGCGCCTACACAACAGCAGCCGTCAACTGCTAACTATGACAAGGTGGCACGAAGACGACCTGGCAGGACGAATACTAAAAGCCGAGGGTCACAGGTGGCGGGTTGTTTCGCTTCCTTATATTTTCGATGGAGCTCGAATACCATACCATTGCATTACCGGGATCGATCACCGCGACATTGGAGATGCGCTATGGCCAGACCGGCACAGCGCACAAAAAGGCATCGATACTAAGGCAAAAAGCGAAAGGACGTATGCAAGCCTGCTACAACAGCGACCAGCACCAGCCGAGGGGGGAATGTTCAAAGAGTGCTGGTTCAAGCGCCCTCTTTTTCTTCCTTTACACTATGATAAAACTATTATCTCTATCGATTGCGCATTTAAAGAGACTGACAAATCAGATTATTTTTGCGCTGGAGTTATGGGCAAGATCGGTGCGAACACCTATTTGATGGATGTTGACAGAGGAAGGTATGACTTCCCGACGTCCGTAAGGCGGGTTGAATCGTTGCACTACCAATACCCAGGAGCGGCGATTTACATAGAGGAAAAAGCGAACGGTGCCGCTATTATCCAGACATTACGCGACAGAATCCCCGGAATCATTGCGATAAACCCGACAGAAAGCAAAGAGTCGAGGGCAGCAGCAGTATCGTACGTCGTTGAATCTGGAAATTATTACGTTCCAGCGAATGCAACATGGGCACCTGACTACATCCAAGAACTAATTAGCTTTCCGAACGGATCAAACGACGACCAAGTAGACATGACAAGCCAAGGACTAAATAAATTGTATAATTGCACCGGAACAACCGGCGCGAAAGTGAGATGGTAAAATGGCCGATTTAATCACGATCCCGTTGACGGGTGAGCCAAGCAATTCGAAAATAATAAACGAAAGTACACACATACCGGCGACAATTGACAATTACAACTATGTCCCTATTTCGCAGATTCACCCTTGCGACTTTATGGACCATGCCTATCATGGTACAAAAGGGTTTCGAGATGGATCGTATCTTGTGAGCCATACAAGAGAGGTCTTTTACGATGCGCGGAGAGATCTTGCGTATTACAAAAATTTCGTTGCCCCTGTGTGTAATGCCATGTTCGAGCCTGTTTTCAACGAGCCGCAAAAAAGGGAGTACAACGATAGCGAGATGTTTGCAAAATTCATCGAAAATGTTGATAAAAACGGTACTCCAATAGACCAGTTTGTGAAGGATTGTACTCGCAACGCATATCTTCATGGACTATGCTTTGTTGTCGTTGACAACGCGGCAAACATGCCCAACACAAAGCAGGAGGCTATAAATGATAGGGCGCTACCATACTGCTACATCAAAACGGTGCAAGAGTTTACCGAGTGCGTAATCAATCCATTTGGCGCAGTCGTTTCGATCACGTTCAAAAAAGATCCTCGTATTGATCCTGTAATGAAAAAAGAGGTACCGCAATGGGAGCGCTGGACCGAAGAGGTATATCAGGTGCTCGAAAAGCCAGATGCGTCTCTTGGATACGTCGTGGTAGATGAGCGACCGCACAACCTCTTGACTATACCGGTACTGCTTTACTATTCGACGCGGCGTAAGTCTCAAAAAGACATCATACCGGAGCCGCCACTATTCGACATCGCAAAAATCAACCATGCGCTTTTTAATAAGGATTCTGAGGTTCGCGACCAGGAGCGGGCTCAAGCCTTTTGTGTGTTTTATATGCAGGGCGACAAGCCGGGAGATATGGCGATTGGTACTCACAATGTGTTGTGGGTTCCGATGGCCGCAAACATGCCTCCTGGTTTCGCCGGTCCTGATCCTGCCATACTCCAAACGCTCATGTTGTCATGTGAGAAGATCAGGGAAGAGCTATTCAGAATCGCCGGACAAAATGGAGTCACCGGCGTACAGGTTCAGTCAAGCGGAATATCAAAAGAATGGGACTTTAAAGCGCAAGAGATCGTTCTGAAGAGAACCGCAAGCATGGCGCAATGGCTGGAAGAAAAAATCGTTGAGCTATACCAGCTTTACACAGGCGAAAACGTCGAATATTCGGTGCAATATTGCAAGGGGTTCCAGCCTGATTTTGTCAAGGGAAGACTGGAAGAGATCGACCAGGTTCAACTTATGGGTATGCCTCCAAAGGCTGAAAAACTACTTAAGCTGGAGGCGTTCAAATTGGTCTCTTCTGGTCACGTCGATGAAGAATCTCTGCAAGAGGCCTATTTGGAGTTTGAGCCAGAACAGGACGACACGGGAACAGGCGAAAAGGTCGAAACAGACAACGTAGCGGCGACCGCTTTGAACGGAG